GATTAAGTTACTTTAAATGGATTTATCAACCATTGTATTTTTAGTATCTTTCCTCCTTGTTGGGAGGTAAAATTTGTGGACTTGATTTAGTTAGTATTTAGAAAGTTTTCGTCCAACTTTTGTTTGATATACTGTGCCGTCATATTCTTGGCACAATTAAGGGTTGACACCCCGGTAATTGCTCATGAATTGATAATTCTGAGCAACTTTGTTTGATCTCTTATGTAAGAGTTATTTACTCCATAGAAGAGTTTCATGTTGGTGATACGTATGATTGTGGACCCGTCTCGTAGGGTTATTTTAAACACATGATTTTAACCCAGTTTGTTCCGGCTGGGAGTACAAAACAAGACTTCTGAGGGTGGCACCGATGAAGAGTCTTGAGCCATAATTGAAATAAATCTATGTGAGGCTTTGTTTGGATTGTTTAGTAATCTGTACGCGACGTTTAAGGTATTCAAAAACCTTGGCTTCGGCCGTAAGACGTGCATGATCGCTTTACATGAATTTCATTGTTAATTTCGCATTAGAGTGATGCTTTGTTGTTGAGCACGCACTTTTATTCTTTATCGCTATGAATAAGTTTTTAAAGACGAGTACATACGGAAAAAGCGATAAGGAGAAGCAGGTATGCCAAAGGCCTGCATCCCATACAGATTTTGAATTGCACAACTATACAAACCCATGGTTAGTTGGCAAGGATAAGACATGGTGTCAGGAGAAGCGTTTGGATAAAGCTCGCGATTTGCGTCGTGAACATTATCGCTCTTTTGAACCACAAGCCGGTTTCGAGTTTGCTAAGTTGCACAGTGTTGTTTCAGATCTTGCGAAATATGCGAACATCGATTATACTGATGAATTGGTTGTACAATTGGAAGGCATTGTTGCTTTGGTTTTTACTTTGCAAGGATGTCAGGATTATGTTGCGATGTCGTCAGCAATTTTCCTTTATGTGAGGAAGTTCTTTGACAAGTCTATTACTAGTCACGTGATGGAGTATATTTCCGAACTTTTTGAGGTTGAACCTCAATATGGCGAAGAAGGAGATGTTGTCCAAAGTGAGAGTTGGATTGATATGATGAGAAATTTGCGCGATAATTGGACGTTGGTGAAGGATAACAAGTTGTTTTCACATTTTTCTAAGCTTCTTGGCTTGGTTGTAACTTTAGAGCTATGCAAGGCTTCTGACTTGACTTTTACCGTCAAAGAATTCAAGATGTGGGAGCCTGATATGAAGGTTGTTCACGGTAATGCCGTTGATGTTTTTGACGCAGCACTTTCTACTGTGACGTTCTTTGTTGAAAATTTATCCATGTGTTGGGAACAAAAATCACTAAAACCATTACTTATTAATGATAAGGCTGCTGCTGAACTTGATGAAGAGTATGCTAATGTCGTTATGTGGTGGGATCTTTTGAAGAATGGAAACCTAAAGCGCGTCGCTTGTGTTTCAGAACAGGAATTTGATCGCCGTTTAGAGACCTTGACCACAAAGATTCGTAACCTCATCGGAAATTTGAAATCTTTTGAGAAGAAGATTCTTCAGGACAAATTTATGCGATTGCTGAAGATTAAAAACGACTATATCACTATGAAGATTAGTAGTGGTGTTCGCAAGTCACCATTTTGCATTGAATTGTTTGGTGCTAGTAGTCAAGGAAAGACCACATTTGGTGAACAAGTTATTCAGGCATTGTTAACTTCTGCTGGTCTACCAACCGGCAAGGAGTATCAAGCTTCGTACAACGCTGCTGATAAGTTTATGTCTACTTGGACTACAGATAAATTGGTATTGTTGATTGATGACATGGCAAACGACAAGAGCAATTTTGTTGAGCGACCACCTACTCGTGTGATTATTGATGTTGCAAACAATGCTCCATTCTATGCTAACATGGCTGATTTGGATAGTAAGGGCAAGGTCTTCGTTGAGCCCGAGCTTTGTGTAGTTACTACTAATGTCAAGGATTTGGATGCACGAACTTATTCTAATTGTCCGTATTCAATCCAACGACGTATGCACATTGTTGTAACTGTATCCGCTAAAGTCGAATTTCAGTACACCGTTGATGGTAAACCGCAGGGAATTGATCCCGCTAAAGTGGCTGCTTTTAATAAGGACAAGCCTGATATGGCATTCGATGATATCTGGGAACTAACGCTCGAAAAGGCTGTTTGTCCCGAGAAATTGTCTATTGCTGCCGGGTATGCTCCTGTAATTTGGAGAGGCAAGAAGATGGAAAAGGTTTCATTTCGGGAAGCCATTCAGTATTTGATTGAGAAGTATCACGAACATATCACTGCACAGGAAAATATTCTTGAACGCATGAAAAAGCGTCAAGATATCTGTGTGTGTGGTGTCGATGGTTGCAAACAAATTAAAGGATGGTGTGACGTTCATCCTGTCTGTAAGGAAGTTCCTTTAGACAATCATTTTGGCGATGAAATTGTTGAGAGTATTCAAAATGCTGGTTCACTTATCACTAATCGTATTCGCAAGGACATTTTTGGTCTCGATCGAGCGGTTGAGGGTGCGTGTACTTTAGCCATCTTGGGTGCTGCGAAACATTTTGCCAAACATTGGGACTGGATGTCACTTGTCCCGACACCTTGGCTGAGTAATAACAAGTTCCGAAATGCGATGTTGTTTGTGCATAAAGATAAGTTGAAGAATTCTTATATTCGTAAAACTTGCCTTATGTGGGGGAGCATTTTCGGTGCTATGTGGTGTGTAAGGAAACAGCCTCGTGAGTTGACTATGAGCCTTGGAACTGGACTATTTGCTGCCGGCATTACAGTTCAGAAGTCCATGGTTGAGGTTGTTAAGCGTGATTTTGATCAGCAACTTGTTGACCGCAATACTATTGCTCCTGTTTTGAAGGAATTTCGCGACAAGCATGTGAATAATATTTGTAAAGCTTGTGCGATTGTTGGTGCTTTGTATGGGATTTCACGTGTATACAAGGCCTGGCGGAAAATTAATCCTCAAGGTTCCTTGGAACCTAAGATTGAAGAGGATGTCCGCAGGCGTGATGCAGAAGCAAATGTTTGGACTAGTGTCGTCCAACGTGAGCTGCCCGTGAATTCTTTGGCGGCAAGTACTACTTCTGATCAGTTGTTGGGTCTGGTCGAGAAGAATTTGGTTTATGGGTCAGTACAAATTGGAGATAGGACACTCCGTGTGAATGGATTGTTTTTAACTTCTAATGTTGTGGTGATTCCTGACCATTATTTTGAAGCTCCTGTTTTGGATGTTACTTTTCGTAAGAGTAATCCAGATGCAGCAGGGGGCAAATTTGCGACTCGGTTGAGCTTAGCTCAGAGCATTAAGTTGCCTGAGACTGATATTCGAGTTTGCTATTCAGCCTCCGGTGGTTCGTTTAAGGATCTTCGAAAGTATTTGCCTTTGGATGACTTGCCCATGGTGGAATTTTCGCTTCGATGGCGCAGCAAGTCAGGAGAGTTAGAGAAAGCTGCAGGCCTTGCAACTCAGAAACGCACTGGAAATGGTGCAGCTGAGTTTAAAGGTTTGTATTACGAGTCTTTAACTATGGACACATTTAGAGGTATGTGTGGAGCTGTCCTTGTTGCTAAGCAGAAACCCATTTTGTTGGGTATTCATCTTGGGGGACGCTCTGGCACGCCTAAGGGATGTGCTGGAATTTTGTTCGCATCTCAGGTAAATAAAGCCGTTGAAGATTTAAGGAAACTTGAGGGTGTTATTGTTTCCGGTAGCGCAGAAAGATTCGAGACGCAAGTGCTCGGAGTTAACTTGCTTACCGGCGATAAGTTGCATCCTAAGAGTCCCTTAAATTTTATGCCTGAGAACTCTCAAGTCGAATTTTATGGAACTTGTCCAGGAATGTCAGTATTTCGATCTGATGTCAAGGTCACGCCAATTAGTGAGCATGTGACGGATGTCACAGGAGTACCGAATATTTATAGACCGCCTGTTGAAGACCCTCAATGGTTTGGTTGGCAGACGTGTTTGGTAAATTTGGCTGTTCCTGCTCTTCCTTTTGATCCAATGTTGCTTATTTTGGCGATAAGAGATTACAAGGAAGACATGATTCCGATTCTTCAAAGTAGACTGTGGAGAGATGCGAGACCGCTTAATGATCATGAGAATTTGTGTGGGATTCCCTGCGTCAAATTTGTCGATTCCATAAAATTGGACACCTCAATTGGTTTTCCCCTTGGAGGAAGTAAACGACGATTTGTTGTCGAACTCCCACCTACTAAAGAAAAACCAAATAATCGTGTTTTTGATGATGTAATAATGGACGAGATCCACCGTTGTTTGGAGTGCTACAAACGTGGTGAGCGAGCATATGTTATTGCCCGTGCGTGTAAGAAAGATGAGGTACTTTCTAAAGCCAAGTGTCGGATTTTTTATGGAAATGGAATTGCTTTGACATTTTTGGTTAGGAAGTTTTTTCTACCTATTTTGCGCATCATGCAGTTTAATCCTAAAGTGTCGGAGTGTGCCGTTGGTGTTAATAGTCACGGCCCAGAATGGCAGGAGTTGCATGATCACATTTTTACGTTTGGGGAAGATCGTTTGATTGGTGGTGATTATGGTAAGTATGACCAGAAGTTGCCTTCACAATTGATTTTCGCTGCCCTTCGTATTATGATTGATTTTGCACGAGAGTGTGATTATTCTGAGGAAGATTTGAAGGTGATGGAAGCGATGACTGGAGACATTGTTTTTGCGACGATTGCCTACAATGGTGATTTGATTGGTTTGACTGAGGGAACCCACATTAGTGGTAACTCTTTGACCGTCATCATTAATGGCATTTGCGGAAGTTTGAATCTTCGTTGTTTCTTTTATTCGAAGAATCCAGCGGCAACCTTTGAAGAACGCAAAAAGTTTCGCGAATATGTGAAACTTGTTACTTACGGTGATGATAATATTGGATCTGTGAGCAAAGATATTAATAATTTTACTATTAAGGGTGCCTCCGAGTTTTTGGCAGAGTATGGTCAAACGTACACTATGCCTGATAAAGAGAGTGAGTTATTGGATTTTCTTCCATTTGAGGAGTTTGAGTTTCTTAAGAGAAAGAGCGTCTGGCACCCCGAGTTGGGTGTCCATACCGGAGCATTGATTGAGAAATCGTGCTTCAAAATGCTACACTGTTTCTTAAGAGGAAAGAAGGCACCCTTGACTGCTGAACACATGGCAGGGCAAAACATTGATACCGCTTTACGTGAATGGTTTAATCATGGTCCTGAGGTGTATGAAAAGAGGCGAGTGCAAATGAAGGAGGTTGCAGCCCGCGCTGGGATTACGCATTTGTGTATGGAGTTAGACACCACGTATGATGAGTGTGTGTTAAGGTGGAAAGCCAAGTATCAAGATGGCAGTCGAACCCATGAGTTCGATGATGCTTTTCTTGAGATTTTTGGTGATTTGTAGGTTTCGGAATTTCCTTTAATAAAACCGCCCCGTTGACCCGATGGGGTTTATGTATACAGTTGAACAGGGTTGTGTGTATATGGATACCGTGCAAATATTTGTTTTTCATATTTTGTATTATTTGTATAGGCTTTGCATGCATAGATGTCGTCCTCGTGCGATACCCGTATTTACGGGAGGTTGATCACCCATCAAGATATGACGTACAATGTGGATTGAGTGTGCCCATTGTATTGTATATTGTAGCTTACTAAAACAATTAAAAGAAATAAAAACAGGGGTTTCCAGGATTACCCTACGAAAAATAGAAATCTTGGTCAAGATTACAAAAACATTAAATGCTTGAATGATTTGCCACATGCTTTAGCCAAACAAGACCCTGATGGTTGGTTGGGCATAAATTATTGTGCATCTTGTAATCTTATGGACAATTATTGTTACTGTTATAGTGACAATTTTCGTCCGCACAGTGGAGTGGATGATGATGATATTGGTAGTGTTGGTCGTGTCATTAATAATGTATTTGATACTTATGACAGTGCGAAATCGTTTCTTGGTAAGACGGAGACGTTTACGTGGTTTGATGATGCGATTCTTTCAAGTAGTCCAAATCACTGCAGCCGTGATTGCTATTATACAACTGATTTTGTAGTGCAATCCGGCGAAGAACGCGTCATTTCTATGACGAACAATGAACTTAAAACTTCAAATCTTAAGTTTTCAGATGAACAGATGCTTAATGCGTATAGCGTTCAGCCTTCTGAAGATGTCACACGTAAGAGTGAGGATACGTCCGATGTTCAGTTAAGCGACTTTTTCAAGAGGCCTGTTAAAATTCGAGAATATGAATGGGGTACTGGTACTACCTTATCTCAAATATTTGATCCATGGGAACTCTTTTTTAATAATAAGAGAGTTTCTAATAGAATTAGTAATTTTAACTTAATGAGGTCTAGACTGTATGTGCGTGCCGTTTTAAATGGCAATGGCTTCCAGTATGGCAGAGCCATTTTGGCCTACAATGCTATGGATGCTTACGATAGTTTTCGTCCTACATCTATTGTGACACAGGATATTACGCAACTTTCACAGTTACCACATGTTTATCTGAACCCTACCACTTCGCAGGGTGGTGAGATGGTTTTGCCCTTTTTCTATCACTTCAATAGCGTTAAACAACCTGATACTGATTATAATGAATTAGGTCAATGTTATTTGGAGTCCATTAATGCGTTAAAACATGCTAATGGTGCGACAGATAAGGTTACTATTTCCATTTTTGCGTGGGCGGAGGACATTACGTTAGCTGTACCAACGTCTAAAGATTCCAGCGCTTTGATACCGCAAAGTGGTGAAGAAGTTGATGAAGCGAATCTTAAAGGCGTTGTGTCTGGTCCAGCTTCTGCTATTGGTAAAGCAGCTTCATCTCTTAAAGATGTACCAGTCATTGGTAAATATGCTATTGCCACATCAATGATAGCAGGCACAACTGCAAAGGTTGCTAAAGCCTTGGGTTATTGTAGACCCCCAGTCAATAAAAATCCTGAGCCATTTAGAAATTTTCCAACATCCTCTTTGGCGTTAACAAGTGTGCCAGACAATGCTCAAAAATTGACAGTTGATGATAAGCAAGAGCTTACAATTGACCCAGGCATTTCTGGCATCAGTTCTGGTGATGTACTTAGTATTGCATCTATTGCTTCGCGAGAGTCTTATTTGACTCAATTTACGTGGGCTGTGGGTGCAGCACCTGAGACGCTTTTATGGAATGCTAGGGTTTCGCCTGTTACATGGGCGGAAACTGGTTCTGCGTACCATTTTCCAGCTTGTTGTATGGCCGCTCTTCCTTTTGAGTATTGGAGAGGCACAATGAACTTCAGATTTCAAGTTGTAGCTAGTAACTATCACAAAGGTAGATTGCGTATAGCCTACGATCCGAATTTCTTTGATGTTTCTCCTGAATATAACGTCAATTATATGCACATCATAGACATCGCTGAAAACAATGATTTTACTATTAGTGTCTCTAATGGGCAAAGGGTGTCTTTAATTGACCATCATAAACCTGGTTTAGATTCTTCAACACAGTTGTACAGTTCTACCAGGTACACTAATGAAGAAGAAGGAAACGGTGTATTACAAGTGTCAGTTCTCAACGAACTAACCGTTCCAAATTCCGTTATTAATAATGATATTGAAATCAATGTTTTCGTTTCTATGGGTGATGATTTTGAAGTTTTTGTTCCAGACGATCATTTCCAACATTTTGTTTTCAAACCACAGTCTGGGGAGGAGATAGAATTCCAAAGTGGTGAGGAAGCGGTAGATAGTTCCAAATTGGACAGTAAACCTATAGAGGATGATATTGTGCCAGTTAATGGCACGATGGACACACCAGCAGAACTTAATTTGGTTTATACTGGTGAATCTATAAAGTCTTTTAGAACTATGTTGAAAAGATATAATTTACATTATGGAATAAGTCCATTGGACACATTCCATAATGTGTTGAAATTGAAACAAAATGCGTTTCCCTTTTTAAGAGGCAACGTGGCTGGAGCTGTGCATACCACAGCGGCTTTGGCCCCATATAATTATTGTAACACGTTGCTATTACATTGGATTACGAACGCTTTTTCAGGTTGGAGAGGGAGTTTGCGTTGGAAGTTCCTACCTCGTGGCGGGTGGGAACATATTACGTCAACCCTCGAACGTTATCATTCTGTTAATAATGATCAATATGAGTTTGTTATTGCGACTCCTAGTGCTCCTGTGACACAATCGCAGGCTGCTGCAGGAACCGTAGCTGTGCAAACTTCTGATCCAACATCCAATAACGTGCCTTTACAAGGTAAGACTGGGATGGTTTATGCCAATTCTAAGGTCAATCCTTGTTTAGAAGTGGAGGTTCCATTTTATTCCCAAGCACGTTTTGTCCCAGGCAGAGTAGAGAACTGGACTTCTACTCTAGGCGTATGGGACAGGGTCAATGAATCATTTGTGTATAAAGCATGGGGTAACTCACTGGAAGGTGAGTCATCATACATAGATTTGTACTGCGCAGCCGGTGAAGATTATCAAGTATATTTCTTTAAAGGTTTGCCTAGAATGTATTATGAGGCTAGTCCGCCTGTGGCCTAAGAGACATAAACTCTCTAAAATGTAGTTTTACGGATTTACTATTAATAAACAAAGAAAATCCTACCATCTGTGACCGATGGTCTCACTTGTTTAAAGTGTAAGCTGGTCGCGCCGTATGAGTTGTAACTCTGGAATTTTTCCTGGCGCTGCCAGGTTTCAAGGAGTCACATCTTTAATAGCGCGATCCGGTATACCCGTAAGGGATATACAGGGAGGG